AACCACAGGTGACCGAGGTTGTCGGGGCCTTGCAGGATCTGGCTGGCCTGCACTGTCTCGGTCCCCGCATAGGACCGGATCAGGGTCACCGAGACATCGGAGTACTGCCACATGTCCGGGTACCGCACAGGGACCTGGGTCAGCCAGCAGTGCCGGACCAGGTCGTTTCCCCCGAGTGCCAGTGCCTCGGACCAGCCGATAGTGCCCTGGATCGGCATCGGCAGGTTCGCCCCGGCGCCGTACTCGTCCGGGTCGATCCCGTCCGCCCGCGTGGTCTCGGTGATCGTGAACGGGGCCAGCCGCCGGCCGCCGGCCATCCCCTCGCAGATCCGCGTCGCCTCCGACAGCAGGTCATTGAGCGGGCCGGGGTCCATGCCGGACACCAGGTCCCCGAACGGGGATGAGGTGAACTGGGCGGCGGTGCACAGCGGCACAGGGCAGTCAGCGCCCATGACACCCCCGGTCAGATGTCAGGACGTGCCGGATGGCGAGGGGTCAGGCGGTCTTCGCCGCGGCCTTGCGGGGCGTCTTCGCGGTGTCCGTGCCCTCGGTATCGTCCCCGGTGCCGTCGTCCGGCTCGGGCAGTACCTCGCGGAAGTCGGCGCCCCGGATGGACAGCAGCACGTGGGCGAACTCCGGGGGCACTTCGCACACCGGGTCCTCGGCGGGCCAGTCGTAGACGGCGCCCTCCCACGTGTGAGAGGTGCCGCCGGTTTCCTTCGCGAGCAGCGTCACGCCGCCTCCTGTATCTCGTCGTCGGTCACCTGCGGCCGGCCGCCCTCAGGTACTCAAGCCACGCCGGGCGCAGGACTCGTCATCGGTCTCCGGGGCAACCAGGAAGCCCGGCCAGCCTGCCAGGTCATAGGGCAGTATGCCGGCCACCGTCGCCGTGCGGTCATCTGCATCGCTCACGGCTGCATTCTCCCCCCGTTCGGCGTCTCGCCGCGCCTTCTTGCCCTCGTGTTCGGCACGTTCCGGCAGCCGCGACACGGCCGCCGGAACGCCTTATTGCCTTTTATTCTATCGTACGCGTAATGGAATTGTGCACAGGCGGAATTACGCGGCGGCGGCCACGCGATAGGCACGACCGCAAAATTTTGGCGTCCGAATTGCCAATGCCGTATCGCCCATTATGGCGAATGGCATTGAGTCCGGGGCGCTAGTCGTCGGATAGACGTCCAGGGGAAAAGCGTCCCGGACGTACGGCCGCACGATGTTGCCGGCGTCCCTTGACATCAGGTAGATGTTCTCTTCCCCCGCAGATTGCGGCAGCATAGCCGCGTTGGTGCCGTAGTACTGACTGGGCAATACTGACGGGACCAGGGAGCCGCTGGACTGCTGCGGGATCAGGGCCGTGCCCGTGTCGACGATCTGGTTGGCGGTGATCGGGGTGACGCCGTCGCTTTGCAGGCCCACCGTGGAGCCCGGGGCGCCGTTGAGGGCGGTCCGCCACACCTTGTACAGCTGCGGGCCCAAGCCGTCCTGGCCGCCCGGGCTGGAGAACGACAGGGTGTTGACCGACGTGGAGCCGCTGGTGGTCTGCGACACCTCGGCCGAGGGCAGGATCTCGCCCTGCCGCGCGATGACCGCGCTGATCTGGTACCGCCAGGTGCCCGCCGCCAGGGTGCCGCCCGTGGTCGCCGTTGCCGACGTGACGGTGCCCATCGCGTAGCCCAGCGACGACAGGAACGAGGACGGGACCAGCGGTACCCGCTTGTAGGAGGCGACGATCAGGCCCGCCTCGATCTCCACGTTCTCGTACCGCTGCTGGGGGGTCAGCAGCTGCGCGATCCGCGCCTCGGCGGTAACGGACATCACGAACATCCACGAGGAGTCCGCGACCCGCTCGCCCGCGTTCCCCGACACCATGACGATCAGCTGGTCCAGCGTGGACAGGGACAGGGACCTGCCAGCGTAGTCGATGGCGTTCTGCGAGCCGCCGCCGCTGAACTGCTGGATCTGGGTGTCCAGGCCGTCGAACTGGGGCTGCGCGCCGCCCAGCGTGCTGGCGGCGTTTCCCCAGCCCATGAAGGTCTCGATGTCCCAGTAGTAGCCCTTGATGGCGCCGTTGATTTCTGTCGCGCGCAGGTCAACGAGGTCGGTGGTGACGGCCTGCGCGTACCCGGTGACGCTGCCCACGGCCTGGACGTGGGCCATGTCGAAGCCGCCCTGCTGGTACACGGAGGTGGACACGTTCCGCGCGCCGCCGTCCGGGACCGCGCCGCCGGACACGTTCACGGTGCGGGTGTTGAAGTTGTACCTGGTGGACCTGATCTGCTTGGTGGGGATCGCCCGGCACCAGGGGGCGAACCTGCGCTGGTACTCCACCAGCACGGAATCGATGAGCTTGGGTACGAACGGGGCTGCGCCTGCGGCGGTCAGCGCCTCGCGGATCTCGGACATGCGTGGTCTCCTCGGGAAATGCGGAAGGCCCCCGCGTGACGGGGGCCTTCGGGTGGTCGGAGGCGGCCATTTCTGCCCTGCGAGCACCAGCACGTGACTGGCGGCCAAGATGGTGGCGCGTTAAGCGGTAAAGAGGCTTGCGGGCCGGGCCCGGATTACTGATTCAGGTGCGGCAGGCGGTGCCGGGCCACGGGAACGGCGACAGCGGCGAGGTGCTTCAGGTCCTCGTTGCTCGCCTCCCTCAGCGTCTTGCCAAAGCCGGGGGTGTCGGCGAGCGCTTCCAGCGCGTCGACCTTGCCCTTGCGCTGGACGCCGCCCTGCTCGGCGCGGGCCTGCCGGAGCGGGACGAGCTTCTCTTCCAGCATCCGGGCGACGATCTGCTCATCGGTCTCGGTAGCAGACAGGCCTTCCTTCGCGGCGGCTTCCGCGAACTGCTTATCGACGACGGCGGCGAGGCGCGCTTCCCGCTGCTCGGCGGTCTCGGTGACGGTCGCGCCAGCGGTGGCCGGGGTGCCCTGGCCGAGAGCCGCAGACTCGGCCGCGATGCGGGCGGCCTCGGTCTGGGCTGCTTCCCTCGCGGCACGCTTGGCTTCCTTCTTCGCCGCCTTCGCGGTGTCGCGGCCGTCCAGGATCGCCGCTACGGCTTCCGCGAGGACAGCGGGGTCGATCGCCGGCGTGCTTCCTGCCGCCGGGTTGGTGGTCTCCGCCATGGCGGGGTCCTCCGTTTCCGTGGTTGCGGCGGCCGGACTGGCTGCCGGGTCGGTGGTGTCGGGGTCTAGCGGGGCAGACTCGCCGCCGGGTGCGTCATGATCGGGATCGGAGCTAGCGCCTACGCCGGGGACATCAACATCGCCGTCCATGTCCGGGTCCAGCGCCGCCAGCGCCTTGCACGCGGCGTCAGCACCTGCGCGGAGGATCACGTCAAGGTCTTCGGGGTCCATCGAGTACGACGACAGGGTGATGTTCACCGGGCCGTTGGACGCCGACACGGACCACGACCCGCGGCAGGACGGATCACCGTAATGCTCGGCGAGGGCCTCCGATACCCGGACAGGTGCGTCGAAGGTCCAGCCGTCCGGCCAGTACGCAGACTCGGCGGCGACGGACACCCCGAACTTGCCCAGCGCGGTCTTGATCTTGTCCTTGATCCGCTTGAGTTGCGCCGGGGTGTACTTGGACGCGTTGTCCTTCTGGTTGATGAAGCTCCACGCTGCCTTGGCGTTGGCCTTGGTCGAGAGGTCGTACCGCTGGGTCTTGTCCTTCTGGTAGCCGGGGTCTGCCCACTGCCGTCCGGCGCCGGTCAGGCCGCTGCCTCGCTTCGACATGGGCGGGGACGCTTCGCAGGTGATGCACAGCCCGTCTTCCAGGACGTGCGGCACCAGCGCGGGCACGGACTCCGCGGGCGGCGCAGGGGCGGGCAGGTCCGGCAGGGCATCCTCGGTGATGGTCACTCGCGCCTCCTGGACGCTCTCGTAGATGGCGACGCGTTCCGTGGTCGCCTCGCGGGCACCGCCGCCGGACCAGGCGAACGTGTCAACCTGCGCGCCGGCCACGCCGGGCGAGCGGGTGTAGTCCAGTCCCTTGAGAGAGATCCCGGCCGCCTGCTCGGCGGGCTGGCCGTCCGGTCCCTTGACCTTGCGGACGGTGCCTTTCCAGTGGCCGCGGATAGAGACGCCCTTGAGGAACGGGGGCTGCCCGTCGCTGATGTCGACCAGGCTGGCGATCGTGCGGCCGTGCGGGGTGTCGGCGAGCGCGGCGGTGAACCGGGCGTTGCCCTGCTCGTCCAGGCTCATCCCGGTGATGCGGCCGACGATCCGGGTGCTGTCGTCTTCGGCGCCATGGTGGGTGAGCTGCGACATCTCGCCCGGCTCATCATCGCGCCGGACGATGTCCAGGGACTCCCCGGCGGCGATGCGGGCCTGCGCGTCCCTGACCGCGTCGGCGATCATCTCCGGCGTGTACCAGCGCCGGTTGGCCGACACGCCGGGCTTGAGCGCTATCCCGCCGACTGTGGCGATGGACCTGGCCACGGCGCGGCTCCTCTCAGGCGCGGCGCGCCGTGGTCAGCGGGACGGGAACAGCGGGCGGTCAGTTGTAGCCGAGGGTGAACGCCGGGCCGGAGGCGACGTTGACGACGGTGATGCCGATCGCGGCGGGCAGGTCGATTACCTGCTGCGCGCCTACCGTGCCGCCGCCGGCGATCACGGCGAGGATCGTCCCGGATCCTGCCGTGTTGTCGTAGATGGTCGCGTTGTCGCCGCTGGTGCCGGCCGTGGTGATGGTCACGCTGATGACGCGGGCCGGCCCGGCGGCCTTGACGGTGTAGGTTCCGGCGCCAGCGGGGATCGGGTAGGTCTTCTCGGCCTTGACCGAGTTCCCTGCACCGTCGACATTGCTGATGTAGCTGACTGGGCTGAAAGTCATTGCTCAGGCCCCTTTCACGGGCGGTTCTCGTGGATCTCGCGGCTCGGTTCGTCCGCTTCGGGGCAGGTGCCGCAGCAGGCCACCCAGGGTGCGTAGACGCGGCGACAGGAAGGGCATTGCCAGCCCTGCGGAGCGGCCGGTGCCGCGACCTGCGGCGGCGGATTGAGCGCCGCTGACGGCGGGATGAATCCGGGCGGCAGGCCGGCCTCGTCCATCACGAACACGAATCCCCGCCGGCCGGGCCGCATGTCAGCGGCCGTACAGCAGGATGGACGTGCCGGTGACCGTGCCGCCCGTGCAGGTCCACGAGACGCGACCCCATGACGGCAGCACCAGGTAGGACGAGGCGGTGCCGCCGTGCATCCCCGCATAGACCGGGGCGGCGGAACCTGCGGCGGTCAGGCTCGCGGTCTTGAGTGCCTGCGCGTACAGGTTCCCGGCGTCGTCGTACAGGTCCACCTGGACCTGGAATGCGGGGCTCGAGGTGATCCCGCCGACATTGACGAAGAGGGCGATGTCGAGGATGTCGCGGAGGTCGGCCCCGGTTTCGAAGTCGGCTTGCGGCAGGATGGCTCCGGACCCGTTCCCTGCCCAGTCCCCGGAGTTCCCGGCCGCGCTGAGGGTGGTGCCGATACCGGATGCGGCAAGGGACCACAGGATCCGGGAGCGGGGATACAGGTTGCTCACGGGTCAGCTCAGCTCGCGAAACCGAGGTCGATCAGCAGGGCCCGCCACTTGGACGCCACGCTGCAGTACCGGAACGACAGCAGGTCCACGTCGCCGGCGGCGGTTGACAGGGTCGGGGATGCCAGCGTCGCGGAGAACTCGTAAGCGGACGCGTAGGCCAGCGTCCGCGACCCGGTGGCGTCCTGCTTGACCTCGAAGTGGATCGTCTGCCCGTCAGTCGGGTTCGACGGCGCGCCGAGGGTCCGGTTGCCGGCCAGCGTGACCCGGAACAGGTTGCCGAGCGCGGCGTTGACGAGGACGGTCGATGCGTCGGCCAGCGCCACGGCGGTCATCGCGGAGAAGATGGCCGGGCCGGCAGGGGCGACCCACGTGCCGGGGGTGCCGGCGACCGTGCAGATCCAGATGGCGCCGGTCTGGTCGATGACGTAGTCGCCGGCGGCGAACGTTCCCGAGGTGGGGGCACCCGACGCACTGGCACCCGCATACCGGCTGATCGCGGTGGCGCCGGTTATGCCGGCGGCTGTCACGGTGGTGAAGACGGCGGCCTCGGGGGTGTAGGCGACGGGCGTGCCGTCCTCATCGACAATGCCGGGTGTGGTCATGCTGCGCTCCTGATCAGGTAGGCGGCGAAAGCACCGAGGGGGAGAGTGAGGCCGCCGCGGGGCTGAGGGATGCAGCGGCAGCCGGGGTGCTGTGAACCGGGATAATCTCGCGGCGAATACGGGCTGGCGTCCGCGCACGCCCCGCAGCGGGCACAGACCTTGCCGTCGCCTGCCGTGACGAAATCCAGCGACTCGATGCCGCCGAGCGCGCCATAGGCGAACGCGATAGCACCCGAGATTGCGGAGGCCATGGCCTGGTCGAGGAACGCGGTGACCGATGCGGCCTTGCGGAGCACGAGCGCGGCGGCGGCGAGCATGGCGTCAGGTGCTGCCCCGGCTACCGCTCCGGCAGTGAGCGCGGAGGCCAGCCCCGTGACGGCTCCGGCGATCATCCTGGCTATCCAGCCGGTGACGGTGGCGGCGTGCGGTTCGGACCGGCCGTCGCCGGCGGCTTTGTCCCACGCGAACCCGCTGTATCCGGCTGCCGCGGCGCTGATCGCGAGCGCCGAGGCGGTCCCCTCGCCCGATGCCGCCGTGAGGGCTGCGGTGACCGCGGCGAGCAGGCCCGAATAGTCCGGCTGGTCGTTGACGCCTACGAGGAACCCGGACGCCATCGAGCGGGCGAGTTTCTTCAGCTCCTGCTTGTGGTGCTTCGCGGCCTGCGGCGACTCATGGTCCGTGCCCGGTGCTGCCGAACCGTCCGCCATGAGGGCTGCGCGGCGGAACGCGGCGATGAGCGCGGCGAGGTCCAGGCCCTTGACCGCTTTGCGCCACGCGGTGCGGGCCTTGCGGGCGTGCCTGGCGTAGAGGGCTTCCTGCCGGGCGTACACATCGGCCCATACTCCCTGCGGGTTCCCGAGGTCGATCGAGACGGCTTCAGCGACAGGCCCGGCTGCCGGTTCGTCGTCACAGTGACCGCAGGGCGATCCGTCTGGCGGGCAGTAAATGCACGGCAGCGGAGGGAGCGCCATGGCCGCCCCTTCCGTTAGTTCTCTGTGCGCTCCGGCCAGTGCCAGGACCCGGCAGCGTACGACCGGCTTTCAACCTCGGCGCCCGTATGGTCGTGGCCTGTATCGCCCTCGTGATAGGGCACGGCGCGGTTGAAGAACAGCCCGGTCGGGTTCAGCACGCACAGCCCGACCGATGTGGCGGGGTCGCCTTGGACTTCGGTGATGACCGCGGCGCGGCACTCGCTCTTGTACTCACCGCCCGGCGTGCCGTAACTGACGTAGTGAACGATCCGGCCAATGCTCGGCGTCATTCAGTCCTCTTCCGTTTCGTCATCAGGCGAGAACGGCGACCACAGCCGGGTCCTCGCCACCCATTCCCCGTCAGCGGGGAGCACGTAGCCGTGGCGCGTGTCCACCGCGCCGTGCCGGAGCTTCACCTTGATCCCGGCCTGCTCGCAGGCGGTAAGGGCGGCGGCGACGGAGGCAAGCAGCACGGCGGCGTCCGGCTTGCCGCTCATGCGTGCCCGGTGCGCTCTTTCACCGGGCGGGGCGGCATGACCTGCAGCAGCAGCGTCCGCGCGACCTGCTGTGCCTCGTCAAGGCTGCGGGCGCCGCGGACGGGGAAACCGGGGACCTCCGCGCATTCCGCGTCCCACGATCCGCTGTTGTCCCGGTAGGTGACGCTGACCGGGGGGACGCCGGGCTCATGCCCGTCAGCGGCCGGTGCGGCGTGGCCCCATACCGGGGTCAGGGTGCCGGGAGGTGGCGGTGCGGCGGCCAGCATGGCGCCGCAGGTAGTGCAGGCGGTCACGTCAGCTCACGATCTTCTCGACGAAACACGCTGCCTTCGCGGCCGTCAGCGGCCAGCCCGGCAGCGTCTCCGGATTCGCGGCGGCAGTCGTGCCCGGCTCGTTATCCGGCCCTTCACCGCGCGGGTCGATCACGAGTCCGCCCCCGCCCTCATCGCCGTAGCGGTGAAGCGTCCAGGTTCCGTTCCGGATACGCGCATCGCGGATCTCCTCGGCTGTCAGTTCGCTCATGCCGCCCTCTTCGTCCGGACCTCTCGCGACGCGGTGTCCAGCCAAGGCCCGTTCGCGCTGCGGACGCGACCCGTGTAGGCCAGCAGCGAATCGCGGCCTTCCTGCTCGGCGGCGAGGACGTGGTGATGGCCGTCCACGACTACCCACTGCTTCGCGCCGGGCCAGCGGACCAGCACGGCGGGACGTGTGCTCTTGCCCTTGCGGAGTTTCCGGGCGATCCTCGCGACCTTGCCGGGCTGGCGGGACGCATCCCACTGATCCCGGTCGCTCGTGTCGATGTCCGACAGCGGGACGAGTGCGGGACCAGCCCATGTCGCCTTGTCCTTCACCCAGCCGATCGCCGAGGACGGGAATGCCTTGCCCATCTGGGCGTAGACGCGGCCTGACACGTCCTCGTACAGTGCCTGTTCTGCGGCGCGGTAGGCGCGCAGTGCTTCCCGGACGTAGGCCCGGTGCCCGGCGGCCGACTCGGCCGGAGGCTGGCCGGGTCCTCCGGGCATCGCGCCCGGTGCCGCACCGAACGGTGCCGGGGGCGCCTGCTTCTGCGCGACCATGGCCTTCGACAAGGCCGGGATGTCCTCCCACAGCACCAGGTTCTGCCTGTCGACCAGCACCGCCTTGTCGCCGCCCGGCACCGGAGGCTCCCCGATGTCGGCCGCTGTCCGGTCCCTTGTCCAGGTGCCGTTCCGCAGGCGGGTGTCGCGGATCTGCTCCACGACCATGGAGTCCCGGTAGTCGACCTCCCTGAACTTGCTGCGCCATCCCCGGAC